AACCAGCAAAATTATCAGTAGAACTATTCACACTTGTAGCATTACTAGAACTCCAAGATAATGTTGTTGAACTATTATAAGCAATACTATTACTACCAGAACTTAATGATACACTTGGTGCTGGTGGTGCAGCTACATTTATCGTCACACTCGAAGTTGCAGTTTGACCTTCTGCGCCATTTACTCTAATCGTATAAGTTTTTGACTGTGTAAGATTACCAGTACTAACACTTCCGCTTGTGCTAGAACCAGCAAAATTATCAGTAGAACTATTCACACTTGTAGCATTACTAGAACTCCAAGATAATGTTGTTGAACTATTATAAGCAATACTATTACTACCAGAACTTAATGATACACTTGGTGCTGGTGGTGGATTTATATTTACTGTTACCGTATTTGATGTGACTGTTGCTGGTGGTGAATATAATGTATTTGCAGTTGCTGTAAATGATCTAGAACCACCACTAGCACCTCCATTTAAATTTCCAGTAGATTTACTACCACTTGCATCATTAACATTTCCAATATTAGTAATATTAATTGGACCACTAATATTTTGTGAAGTCCAACTAATCGTTGATGCTGTATTATAATCCACCGTACCTGGACTTGCACTTAAAGTAATAGTTGCAGTATAAGTTCTAGATGTAATACTCCAAGTATCACTTACAGTTGATGTAACAGGACTTGCTAAATTTGTAGTATCAGTTCCAGTTACACTAAATGTAGTAGAAACTGTTTGAGCATTTCCTCCTGCATTCATACGCAACTGTATCTGGTCTCCATTTATAACTGAAAAATTTCCAGTTCCATAAACTCTTACAACTGCGCCGTCTCTTATAACTTTAAATTGAGCGCTATTTCCACTAATACTTGCAGTTCCAATATCATTTGTTTTTGGTGTTTGCCCAGAAGGAACATTAGACATTCCACTTAAAGTTATTACATTACTTTCTACATTAGTTGTAAATGGTGGATCTACATCTGTTTGATCGGTAAAACTAAATGCATTAGGTATTCCATCTTCTGGACCATTTCTTGTAAGAATAGTATAAGTATCACTTCGTTTTCCAACAGTTAATGATACAGTATAAGTTGTTTCATAGTCAGTTGGTGTAAATTTAATTGATATTGATTGGTTATTTTTTACATATTGTGGTGTAGAAGTATATGCACTTCCATTTACAGATATTGTAGCACCAGAACTTGGTGTTACTTTTGCTTTATAGTTAATACCAGTAATTGTAGTTGTTCTTGTGATTTCTGCATCTATTTCTACATCTGTAACATCTGCACCAATTGAAAACACATCAGGAAGTGTATCAATATTTCCTCTATAAGAATAATAAGAAACTAAACCAGTAGAACCTAAAAGTGGAGACATTTAGTATCAATCCTTATATTGTGATTGTGATGCAATTACAGTAAATGTAGCACTAGCAGTTTTTATAATCACATAGGTATAAACATCAATACCATTTATATTTCCAGATGTTGGTGTGACTTCACCATACCATTTTGGCGTGACTGCATTTCCATCTATTGTAATTGCTGTATTATAATATGCAGTTGACCCTTGTGTAGTTAAGATTGCAACAGTAATTGACTCTCCTACTGAAAGGAATGTATTTAACGAAGTAGAAGAATTTGCACGGAAATTAAATGTAAAGTTTCCTGATGTATTTGCAGTATAAAGATAAACATTATTTGCAATCAAATCAATATTATTAGAACCAGTAAGAGCAGAAGCACTTATAGTTACACCTTCAGTCAATCCATTCGCTTTAATGGATGAAGTAATTCTATTTGCTGTAAAGTCACCAGAAGCATCACGAGCAACTAATGTACTTCCAGTATTAGAACTTGTAGCATTTGTTGCAATCGTAACCGCAGTAGAACCATTATAAGAAGTTCCAGACAAATATGTCCCAAATGTTAATGTTGCAAGATTACTTCCAAGTGAAATACCAGAAATCGTAGGAGTTGCTAGATTTGCATTTGTAATACCAGCAGACCCAGAAAGATTAGTATTCGTGAGACCTGTGATAGTATTAGTAGAAGTATCAATTGTCTTATTTGTTAAAATATCTGTTGTATTTTTTGCAACTAATGTATCAGTTGTAGCAGGTAATGTAAGAATACCAGAAGCAACAGCAGATGCTCTTAATGTTGTAATTCCAGATGTAGAACCAGTAAATCCAGCACCGATAGTTCCTCCAAATGTTGCTGATGTAATACCAGTTACATTTAAATTGCTGGTAGTAGTCATACCAACAACATTTAGATTTCCAATTGACGAAATACCAATATTTAATTGACCGGCAAAAGTAGAAAGTCCAGTAAATGTAGAATTAAATGAACTTTGAACTGTCAGTTTTGCATTTGTAAATGTTGCCGCAGTACCAGTAACTTCTAAATTATAAAGTTGTGAAATGCCCTGTACGTGTCTTTGCGTATAAGCAGTTGTAATTCCACCACTTGCATTTGTTCCAGGAAAAGTAGCTCCATTATAAATTGTAATACCTTCAAATGCAAGACTTGAAAAAGTTTGTTGTGCTGCAAATGTTACATTTCCAGTCACATAAAGATCTTTAATTAATGCTTGCCCATTCACTTCAAAAAGTTCAGTACCATTAAAAACTGATGTTGTTTCACCAATTCCCAATTTATCCATTCTATAGTAACCCAAATCCTTTTGAGAACTGATTACTCCAAATCTTCTCCAATCTCCATTAATATAAATGTGACCAAGATAACCACCTAGTTGTGGTGTTCCAGATAATGAAATATCACCAGTACGAGCACCAGGAATATCAGCAGTAGTTGGTGTAGAAATACCAACAGTAATTAATTTTGATTGTGCCGTATTTCCCTTAATGTATAAGTTTTTAACTTCAACACCAGCAGCAGCAGTACTTGTAACTTTTTGTGTAAAATTAACTGGACCATAAAATTGTGAAGTTTGATTATTATTTTCTCCACCCTCTACCGTAATACGATCTCTTACTACCAAATCATCATATATACCACTTAATCTTTTTGTGCTATCTGTATTTGCATCATCGCCAGTATATGTAAATACAGGTGCATCAAATACTTCTTCTTCGCCAGTTACAGAAACAAGTTTTTTTGCACCAGAATAAAATTCACCATTATCATTCATTCCAGTATAAACAATTGTTCCGCCATCTTGTTCTCTAGCTTGCGAAGCAATAACTTCATCTCCACTTAATATTCTATCTTGCTTTTGAGGCATACCAGTTGAATAGTTACCTGGACCAAATCCAAGATACTCAAATGTATGACCTGATGCACGAAGATAAGACGGACGATGAAATTGAATTGGAATTACTCTTATTTTCTTTACAAGTGTTCCGTTATCATATGCAGCAGCAATTGTACCAAACTGACCACGAAGTACATTAGTACAAGCATCATTTTGTATACGCAAAACTTCTGCATTAATTTGCAAATAATCTCCTTTCGAAAATCCACCAATAGATGCAAGAGTAATGGATGTATCAGAAGCACTTAATGCGACAGAAATTGTAGTGCTAATACCTGCATAAATGTAAGATATACGTCCTGCAAGATTAATTTCTCCTTCACCAATAGAAAGAGCATTTGCTGCAATTCCTTGTCTTAGTACATATCCATTACCATTATATACTTCTGTTGATGTTAAATTACCAACATTAAATGTAAATGTATTAATTCCTACAACTTCTTTAACTGTAAATGAACTATCAAAAATAGTTTTTCCAGTACCAACAATTGAAAACTTATTTCCAACAATAAGACCGTGAGAACTTGTTGTAGTAACAGTTGTAATACCAGTTGTAATATCAGAAAAAATTAAATTCGATATTGAAGAACCTTTACCTACAACAGATACAAAAGGTGATTTTCCGTCTGTTCTAGATACAAATGCTGTTACATTATTTGGATTATAAACAGTAATTGATTTTGCATTAGGAACCGCAGTAATTCTAAACACACCATTATATCCTTCACTTGCAAATCCTACAACTTGTAATGCATCATTTACATTATTGTTTATGGAAGTTACATCTACAACAGCAAGAGATGTTCCTCCTGATACCGTCATCGTATTTCCAACACCGTAAGCAGCACCACCATCTACAATTTCAACTGCTGAAATTCCACCACCACCACCTAAAGTTGCTTTTACCGAACCATTTTTTCCTACAATTGAAACATTTACAAGATCGGCAGAATAAAGAGTAGTAGATCCATAACCAGAACCACCACTAGTTAATGATATAGTTTTAATTGAATTTAGATTGTGTTCTCTATCTGTAAAGAACGTAACCGCAGTTCCACTTGCAATTGCTCCTGTAATTGCATATCCAACAGTATTTTCTTTTAAAAATGTATTAATTGCTTCTTTTGTAACTGAATTTCTTTTATCATCAACATTTACAGTACCAAGAGGTTTAACATTTCCATAAGAAGATGTTTCATTTGGATCAGAGTTATAATTATCACGATCCATTTGAGGATAAAGATTTCTTACATCCTGATTGAAATTTTTAAGACTAATACCATATCCAACATTTGCAAGTGATGGCGAAACATCCGAGCTCATCACAGTTAAATGATAAATTCCATCCTGACCGGAAATAGAAGAACCAGGAATATGCTTTTTGATTTCGTCTATTCGGTAAACGAAGAATGTATTTTCGTATCTTTCACGATAAACTCTTGGAAGTGCAGCAACTTGTTGATTTGTTGTTCTTTGATTTGTAATATTTGTAAATGATCCAGGATCTGTAGAAATTCCAGCAATTGCAAAAGTTTTTGAACCTGGAATTGACGAAATCTTAAATGAACCATTATAAACAGAAGAAGCAGTTCCAACTGGATTATTGCTACTTTTGATGTTTTGTATTTTTACAATATCACCAGTTTTAAAATTATGTGGAAGTTCGGTTGTAATGGTGATTGTATTTGAAGAATATGAAGCATTCGTAATAATCTTTGGATTTCTTAAATCCAAAGGACTAGAAAGACCACCAGTTAAAATACTTGCACTTCCAATTCCAGTTGTACTGGTTTCTTGAATAATATATCCAGCAACAGGAGGACGAGCATTTGTTGCTTCTTTTGGTATCACATACCGCATCTTATAAACACGATCCGAAAGAGAACGATTATCTAATTTTCTTTTGATAAATGTAGAACCACTTTCTAATCCAAGACCAGTTGTACCAAGACCTACAATTATAGAATAAATTGTATTATCTTGTGTAGAAGAACTATCAATATACCAAGATGATACTGCCGTATCATATTGAATTGGATATCCAACTTCTCCTGGTTGTTTATCTGTTGCCGAACTAACTATTCTTAAATTTCCGCCAAGATTATTAATTCCACTAATTGTTCTTGGTGTTGCAGCAATTGCATCATTATATGTTGGAGAAATTTTAATTCCATTTGCTGATCCAGTTGTACTTACATAATAAACTTTATTTAATTCAATATTATTTGGTGCTTCTGCATTATCACTAAAAACTCTAATCTTTTCTCCATTATAAAATTTATGATTACTAGTTAATGTAAAAATATTATTTGAAATGCTATTAATTCCTGCAGTTCTTCCAACAACAGAAACTTTTTTAGAACTAAATGTAGTTCCATCAGGTGATTGCATTAAAATTGGAGCAGAATATGCCGAAAGTGAAGTACCCACAGTTACAGGTAAATTCAGCATATCTCCTTGCTTTGCGCCAACACGATAACTATCAATTTGATGAGGTGGAGCAATTTCTCGGTTTTTATATCCAAACAAATATAAACGAGAAGGATTTGCAACTGATATTGTTTGTTCTACATCTAATGATAACCAAGTGCTTTCGGTTTCTGCTGTAGTGACTTCCCTTGGTGGAATAATGTGTGTAATATAACCTTTATTGTCCCTATCAAAAGAATCAACACGAAATCCAACCGACTCTAATGATATTGCGCCAAAGTTGGAATTTGAGTTTGTGATAGACATATCGCCACCACTTTCGGCAACAAAATGTCTTGCAAATCCAATTGCAAATACAGAAACTACCTGTATAATTGCACCATTTGATGCCCTGATATGATAGTTTTCGAATGATGGTTTATATATTGAATAAGAATGAGTATGTAATGGTGAATACTCCGATTCATCATTATTTTTAAATGACTTGCTACTATAATCATATTCAATATATGCATTATCATCTTTCTGTAATGATATACCAGTATATTGAGCAACAACCATAGATTTAAATCCAGTAGCTTTGCTACCATCCGCCCACATTCCACACATTCCATAAACTGATCTTAAAGAGCAGTTAAAAATATAAGGAGATGCAGAAGATACACTATCAACTTCTACAATAATTTGAGAATTTTGTAATTGTGTATTTGGATCTGGTAAAGGAACTACCGGAGAACTTGTTGCATTATATGTAAATGTTGTAAGTCCAACAACATCTTTTACCGTAAAAGATCCATTATAAACACCAGTATCTATTCCAACACCACTTACCAAAAATGGAGTATCAGCATATAAACCGTGTTCTGTAGATGTATCTACCGTAATTATTTGCGATGAGGTATTTCCATCACCAGCACGAATACTTGTAATACCAATCGCATTTGCATTTAAGTTACCAACAATACGATATTCGTCTACTGATGGTTCAAAATCATTACCAGTTGGATAATCCGCAAGTGGTCTTCCTGATGCAGTTCCATACATCAAAGCCAATTTATAATAATACATTTGAAGGTCAGTTAGACCCGTTCCAGTAGATCCTATTTTGACTTCGTTTACACCATCAGCATATGCAAATGCTGTTAACTTATGATGTGAAAAAGTAGGAACAAATGATGTATTATCATAATTTTTATAAACACTTCGGTTTACATCACCATCAAAAAATGTAAATGTACTAAAATAACAAGTACCAGTTACATTAAAAATAGAAGAATTACCAATATAATCATCTAATGGATCTGGAATAAAAAGTGGACGGATTTTTGTTTTTCTTAAATCTAATCCAATAATTGAGGTGCCACGAGATATAATGATACCACCAGAAGAAGAATTTGCCTTATAAAGGTCATTTGAAGCACTAAAAATATCTGTATTGAATGAAGATCCCAGTTCAGTAATTGATGCACCACTCGTAGTCCAAGTTGCACCAGAACCCGAACCAGTTCTTTGATAAAGAACCGCACTTGAATTTAAAACATATCCAGGACGATTATCAATATAATGTGTGCCTGGATATACAAGAATTGTAGTCTTATCAATCTTATCATTATTTCTTCCTGATTGATAAGAAAATCTTGCAGACTCAATTAATGCTCTTTGAATTGTTTTGAAAGGTCTCGTTAACGAATTGCCTTTATTCTCATAACTATCAGTTGCATCAAAATCTGATGGATTTACATAAAGAATATTTCCTTCAGCATTCTTTAGGAAGTTTTCTAATCTTGATAACGGCATCGTTTATAAACACAGATATTTCTTCTGTCTTATTTAGACACTATATATTTTTTTATATTATCTTACAAGTTCACCACGAAGTTCAGCAAGTTTTGCAGTTGCAAGTGACTCCACACAAGTCCAATAAAGTTCACCACTTACAATATTCTCATCTGCAAAATGTTCTGCTACATCTTCTTGCAGTTCTTGAAGTTCGGCCAAAACGTCTCGGGTAATCATCATAATGGTTTGGAAGGGTCGTCTTACCCATCCATCATAGCACGGACTGGGTGTGGTGTCAAGGAGAAGGGGACAGTGGCCAGACTGGACTCTTTGGGTCTATCGTATTTGAAGGTGCATCTCGTAATGCCTGACGATATATTTTCCATTCTTCTTTTTGTTGTAAATTTAGTGGACTATCATTTCCTTGCGTCCAATCCGATTGCGAAAGTAGAAAATCTCTTTTATTTCTCAATTCTTTCCAATAATCTCTGGATGCCTCCCTCAATTCTTCTTCTGCTAATTGCTCTCTCAGTCTTCTTTGCTTTTCTGCATCAAAAATTTCAAGTGCTTGTTCGTAAATTCCAAGTTCTTCAATTGTTTCTTTGGGTGCATTCTTATATTCAATATAACCCGCATCATCATTCCAAATGACTGCATGAACATTAGAAGGAACCCAAGATAGGTCTTCCTTGATATTCAAAAAACTTTCATCATCCAATCTAATAAATTTTTCCGATACGATAAAGATTAATTTCATTCTACATCTCCAGATTTTAGTACATTTTGAATATTTTCAGAAAGTATATTATTCGCAATCATTCCTGGTTGAATTGATTGAATATAAAGTTGTTGATTTTCTTGATTTCCTTTTACTACCTCATTACGAAAACTTTCAACAGCAGCACCTGTTGACCTTTGTTGTTGTGAATTTTCAATTAATAAAGTAGGCATCCAAGTAATCGCACATCCCCACTCATCTACTGGTTCGCCTGTATTTGGGTTCATACCACGAATTTGAGTAAACCAAGAGCACTGAATACCTATACAATCTTTTTTAATTAGTGGGCAATATTTTCCTTGTTCGAGTTTCATAAATTAATTAATTCTTGCTGCATATTATAACATCAATATACTGAACTGCAAAGTCCATAGATGCACCAGCAGTACCATTATTGTTGACCGTAATGGTGTGACTGTGGGAACCTCCAGACTGAGTTGTAAAATCGTGTGAGTGACTACCACCACCACCAGAAGTGGTTCCACTGTGATTGTGGTCTACACTCATTCCAGCGGTAGTTCCTCCGTGATCGTGACCACCTGCCGAAACGGTATTATCACCACCAGAAACACTAACCTTAACTCTATTCTCAAAACCACCAGAAAAATTTAATCCATACCCACCTGCTTCACTTCCACTACTATACAGGTTCATAATATGCTGGTGATCACCAACCGCATTAGTCGTGAATGTGTGAGTATGATTTGCACTTTGATTGCCAGTCGTGAATGTGTGAGTATGATTTATACTTTGGCTATTTGTAGGTCCTGAGTGTTGGTGACCAGCGTGAGTATCAGAACTTGCAGAGTGATTGTGTTCTGGTAGTGGAACACCTCTACTTGCAAATACAGAAGTAAATGAGGAGGAACCACCAGAACCTCCACCAGTTCCAGAAACAACTCGTAATGCTTTATTATTATGAGATGTAGATCTCGTCCAACCAGTTGGTGCTGATGCCTGATAGAATACTATAGTAGTACCAGAAGCAAATTCTGCTGAACTTAGTGCAAATGTTGTAATTCCAGTAATTAACCCCTTTGCATTCACAGTAATAGTTGTCCCTGCACCAGTTCCACCAAAAGTTCCTACATTAGAGTTAACTGTTGCTAATGTAGTTGCTTTGTTAACTGAAGTAATATCTCCGGTTAAGTTTGGTATATTAGTCGTTGATGATGCGGTTCCAGTAAGTGCTCCAACGAATGTGGATGCAGTTATAATACCAGATGCATTGATACCTGATGCATTGATTGTAACTCCAGAACCAACAACAATACTTGTTGCTGTTGCTGCACCTAATACTGGAGTGACTAGAGTAGGACTAGTAGCAAATACAGCAGAACCAGAACCAGTCTCATCAGTAAGTGCTGTTGCTAATTGTGCTGATGTAAAGGAACCTAATGATGTTGTAGTATTAACT